CCCCCGGTTTGGAGTATTGTCAGAGAAAGAAAACAAAGAAGACATTAATAAACAGTGCGAGAAGGCACCAAAGAATTCAGGAGTCAAGTTGGTGGTCTCAACAACATAGCCTGATGAATTATTTAGTCGGCACTAATCAACTTGCGAAAAGGTAAAACACACAGTGTTAAACCTTAAAAGCAAGCTACCCACACATTGGCAATCTCTCTTTCAAAGAGATCACTTTTTCCCCGCAAGCGGTTCGTGCAAGTACCAAACTAGTCTACTCCCTAAACAAGCATCTCTATCATGTTGAGTGCATATCCACCCAGTACAACTCCCTTAATTAACAGAGAATGAAATGCAGACGACTGTACCCTGATCAGAACCTGCATCATAATTAATAGGACTTGAATTATGAGTTACATTTAACAAATAATCTGTAGCTATTAATGTAAATCCAGGTGTTATCATAAGTTCACCTACATCAATGTTTATAGCAGTAGATGAAAGAACAATGTTCATACGACTAGATGGACCTGGTAAACTTGTTCTAATACCAGCTGCTGAAATAACATAAGTAATTAAAAGGGTATTAGAAGTGACCTCAACTGATGGGCTTGGTTTTAAAAATTTGTATGACATTTCGAGGAATATGTTACACGAAACATTCAAATTACCAGCAAGTCCAGATCCCACGACATAAAATTGATTGGACATATCATTACGGTTCATAGGTACCATATTTTTAATATCAGTATCCAAATCAAGAGGTCTAAATTTTGAACACATCCACACAGAACTAATATTAGCATTGATATTTGTTACATTTGCAAATTGATCAGTTGTTAAATAAGATATAGGTGTGGAGTGACGAGTTGAAGTTATTGCAATTTGCCCAGTACTGGTAGTTCCTATTAAAGGTACATAGGATACTACAGCTTTAGTTACTTGATAATTTGTATAATTCTGAGCAATATTGGCTACTCTTCCAGGAAAAAACATTGGATGAGTAGGTATAACAGCCACATTAGCCTGAAAACAATTAGCGGGAATTGGTTGACATAAAGTTAATGTATCATTTGAAAAGTTTATGTATGTTTTAATAACATTAGATTCTGATATTGGCGCAGAAAGAGGTCCCATAACACCCTTTCTTTTGTTCTTTAACTTAAACGCCAGATCTTGATCTTGTCCATACATCACACGATACATAGGTCTACGAGAAAAAGGTATAACACGATTTTGTCGATTACCATATCCCCTTTTCCTTTGTTGAAACTGAAATTTCTTTTTCTTTTGAGGCCCATTAACATATTTTCTAGTTTTTTCGTTAATGAGCTCTTGAATTTGATTCTGATTTGACATGTTCTGATTTTAACTTTTAAGTTGTTATAAACTAACAGTAGTAAATTAATACTTCGTGCACTAAAGTAAAATTTCTATTGTTAGCCAAATATTAAAGTCATCTAGGCTGTGTACTAGTATGACTGAAATAATCTTAGTGTTCAGAATTTTAAATATTTAAACATGACACTAGTAGTAAGTGGTATATCAAAGTTCAATTCAAAAATACTTTGAGCATTTTTAATGATGTTTTCTATATCCAATTGTAAATCAATGTTGATACCAAATCTTTCAGAATACAATAAACGTGCGTTCATTGTAGGTTCAACATAAACAAATTCTTCTCGATTAAAAACTTCATTAATTTGCATTTCCCACCATTGGGTCCAAGGTTCATATCTAATATCACCTGATCCTAGTAACGTTAATATTTTATAAGCTAGAATCCCAGCTATAGGTGTATTTTTCCCTTGGCAATATAAAGATTGTGCTTTACATCTCAATAAGCTCTCTAAAACTTTCGGTCGAGCATTAAAATATTTAGGATCACAACACCAAAAAGTCCTATTAATCTGTTCTGGAGGTACCAAAAATAATAGGTCATGCACATCAAAAATGTTCCCACAAAATGCAGTATGTTGGATATCTTGACCATACGACATTTTTATCTTGAATCCCAATTTTTCAAAATAATCTGGTGTTGCAATACAATTGTTCATACCAAAAATACCATCATCACCTTCAACAAATCCTTCAAGAGGTTCATTGTGAATTTTAGATAAAAATAACATGTTCATTAAATTACTAAATCCATTCCCAAGTGAAGTCCACATTTCTCCTGACATACGGGAACCAACTACTTTAGCTTCATAATTGTTATTTCGTAATACATCAGTTCGTGGAACAATTTTCCCAGCATCTTTGGTATAGTAACATTTCATAACTGCATCTAGGACATTAGGATTATTTTTTAACATATATCTCCATAAATTACATTCTACATTATCAACATAAAGTGGATTAAAACCTGATTCAAACGATGTATAATCCGTTTCTAAAATCCATTTATACTTCTGTAATTTAATTATTTTCTTAGGTAATTCACGGATATCTTGTCCTTTTACAAAATAATCCAATTTATAAATTAATTTCTCAATTAAAGAAATAAAAGGTCCAACATAAGCTTTAAAGTTATCAGAGCGAGAATTAATAAATCTAGGACATTTTGGTTCTGGATAAAATTCTCTTTTAATAAAACTTTTCAATAAATAATCTTTAGATGTCAGTTTTGGTTTAAATTCAGAATGTTCCATAATTGTTTGAGAGCACAATAATAGCGCTTTTTTTCGAGATGAAGAATAATGTTTATTTTCATCCAGCCAGTTTTGAACAAGTTCTTCATATTTATCTTCCAGAAATGGTAATGAAACAAAATTTTGTTGCAAATATGAGTTAACAAACATTCCAAGTTGTTTTACAAGTTCAATCTTAGGAACCGGCATCAAAGGGCTTAAACGTTTTAAAAAACCACAGATCAAATTAACTTTAGATTTGGGATCAGAGCAATATGGTATGTCAGGTAAACATGATCCATAAGCTTGAGCATAAGTAGGAGACCCAAAATTATCTTGCCAAAGTTTGAAACTAGGTAATTTGAAATTGTTATGATCTAAGATTTTAAATTCCTTAAAAAATCTAGATGGAAATGTTTCATAATATTTCTCAATTACTAGTGTTTCTTTTTTTATTATTTCTTGTGGTTGCCAATTAAAAGTACTTGACCCATTATCTAGCGCTTGAAATTTAATGATGTGAAAACTAACTTCTTTATTAGTTCTACAAGTATCGGTCAAGTACTCAGTAACTTGAATTGATTTTAAATGGAACTTACGACACCTAATTCCAAACCGGGGAAGGGAAAAAGGTATAGTGAGTCCTGTGTACCTTGTATCATATCAGTAACTGTTGAAT